CTCCCTATCGCACGGATGCATCATTAATTCTACATTCCCAATGTGAGTTCCACCTTTTGCCTTTGGACTTGTAGGAACTTTAAAAGGTTCGTCAAAGTTTGCCTTAACTCCATCCATTACAAGATGGTCAGCATAACTTGGAGGCATCCTTCTGGTTCTTGCATCTCTTGCTGAAATCCATTCTTTAACAGTTACTAAGCCAGTTGCAGTCGCTCCAACCATCGCACCTAAGTTAGCAGCCCTTCCAGTTTCTGTTCTTGCTATCAACTCCGCTCTAAAGTCAGTTATCCCAGCTTGTCTAAGCATTGGTATTAACTCTTGAATAGATAAGTTTTGCTCAAAGCCTTTTTGTAGGTATGCAGCAATTTGATTGATAGTTGTGTTGGTGATTTCGTCTGCTATTTGGCTTACCCCTTGTCTTTCTAAAAATTGAAGAATAACATAGGAATAAATATCCGTTTGGCTCATTTTTATTTCAAATGGCTCATAAAAGCCTTTTGTAGCCTTTTTAACGGACTTATTTGTTGCAGTAGCCATCTTTGTACCTAAAGCAACGTGAAGCTGCTTAATAGTCTTAGAAATGCCTTTAGAAGATATTGCAGCATAATCTTGGGTACGACAAAACGTATCTACTTGCTTTTGTAGTTCTTTCTTGAACTTAGGCGAATAGGTCTTTAGTGCGTTTAAATATAGCTTCCTATAATCTTGCCAAATCATTAGGCATCAATTTTCTCTAATAACTTTCCTGCTGCTTCAAATACATCAACTTGTTTTTGCTGACCTGCTCTTTGTCTAATAGCGATTAAACCTGCTCTATCTACATTCTCAAAATCACTCGTATAAATGTAGTGCCAATGTGCTTTAGTTTCTGGGTCTGCATTTGCATCAATACCTAAATGCCATTTGCCATAAGCCGCCCATCCGTTCTCCTCTATAAACTTATTCTCTTGATCAATTGTTGGCGGAGTCCAAGATTGTGGTCTTTTAACTTTACCAGCATCTACCTTAGCGTTCGCAAAAGTGTTTCCTGCTTTGTTAATACCAGTTGTCTTTTTGATTTCTTCTATTAAATATTTAGATAATTTAATAAATTTTTCTGCGTAGTTATTCATTTTATTTATTTGGATTGTAAGCCCAATTCTTTAGAGATATATCCCTTTTAGATGGGCAGGTTTTAGATACTGGTTCTCCTTGTTCCATATTCTTCATTCGGCTAACAAAACTTATCGTTCTATTAGCTGACTTAACCTCATTTGCACCCCATTCGCTTTTCTTCTTGCTAAGTAGGTTCAAGTTTCTTGTTATTGGGCTTCTATCTAATGAAGCTAACTTAGAGCAGTCTGTTTCGCTCCAAGCCTTTAACTCCGAATAAGACATATTTACTATGTTGTGATACTTAGAATAAGCTTCGTCTATTATCTCGCTTAGGTCGGCTTTTAACTCAACCTTTAGATCAAATAAACTATCAATTAACTCTTGACTATTCATTTGGTAAGTTTAATGGTTGAAAGTCGTCAACTGGTTGCAGAGAACTTGGGATGTAAAGTTTCTCCATTTCTTCTTCTGGGATATAACTTGGAATTTCTAATCCCATAATATCCATCTTTTGCTTTGGAGCAATCCACCACGCTTTATCTAACCAATCTACTTGTTCGCTCTTGTTAGCTTCTAATTCTCCGTAAACAGATGCGTCAAAATCAACGTAAATATTGGAACCTCTGTAACCCCAATCGCTATGCAACTTTCTATTGATGTTATCACGCATTGAAATCAACAAAGGCAAAGCACAACGTAAAGTCAAAGCCTTTTCGCCTTCTCTTTGGTTATTGTAAGTCTTATTCTCGCTATCGTTTAATAATTGTGCCGGTACTCCGTAAATATTGCAAAGTGCTTTCATATCCCACTTCTCACTTTCAATAATGTCAAGTTCTACCGGACTTAATCCTATTTGTTTCCAATCTACTTTATAACCACTGACCGCAATTGAATTAAAGTTAGCCGCTCCGCCTTTCTCACTAACCGCTCTTTTAAGGGCTTGTGCTTGTTGGCTTCCACTTATTGGATCAAAGCGTTCATCGTTCATAAAAAGAACTCCAGCTGGACCGCCATTCTGGAAAGATGCAACCGCAGCAGTCTTGGCTTCGTTCGAACGAGTCAAGTTTCTCGCAGCAGCCATCAAAGGAGATTGTCCATATAATTGATTGCCAGTAGTATTCCATTGTGGGTTAAAGTATTTATCTTGTAATATTTCTTGTTTCGTAAAGTTCCATAATGGTCCGTAATTCAACTGATAACCTGCTATTGTAGGAGGGAACTCTAATGTGTTTGCTAAGACGTACATATATTGACATGGAAGTACAAACAATTCGTAAGGTTTGCCGTTATTGTTCCCACCTTCAATCATTTTTGCATAAACGAAAGAGTTTCCAGTAATTAACTTAAAACCTGCCCAAGCCTCAACCAAATCACCCCAAGTATCTTCTTCATTAGGGTATTTTAGTAACTCGTTAAGTCTTGCATCGCCAGTATATAACTCAAATGCTTTCTTGTGTAAATTATTTACTTCTTTCCAGTTTTCAATCTTATCTGGTTGGCTGATTAAAGCCTTATATTTCTTTGCTGAAACTTCATCAACTACTTTGTAAACGTGCCAAGGGGCAATCTTTGTTTTATCAGTAATTAGCTTAACAATTGAATAAACTATATCGTTTGCTTGATAGCCTTCGTTTACGAAACTAATATTATCGCCACCTTGCCAAGTTACGATGCCTTGTTGTATTGCTACTTGTCCGTTGAAAGGTATGTTTGGCAAAATAGTGTTTAGCTTCTGTTTTTTCTTCAAGAAGTCAAATAATCCCATTTGTGTATATTTTAGTCAAAGTTAAAGATTTTATATTAGAATACGCTCACTTCAAATCTTGGCTTGTATTCAAAAACCATTCTCATAGCAAGACAATCGCTAAAGTCTGGTGAACGACCTATCAATGCTTTTACTTTGTCTTTTGGAATTATTCCTTTTTTGCCATCGTTATCTACTGACTTTTGTTTGACTTGTTCTAACTCTTGTATTATCTTTTCTTTGATTGTGCCAGTTGCGTTAATAAAGATTTTGTTGTCGTTTATGTACTCTGCTAACTTGTAATAGCATTGCGACTTTAGGTTATCAAAGTTTTCTTTTTGTCTTGTTACTGGGTTTTCTAATGGAGAACTATTATTGACAAAGTTCTTGCAACCTTGAATCATATCGGCAACTCCACCGCCTACCCCATCGGAGTCCACCACCACTTGTGAATTGGGTATTTGAAACTCTGCTTGAAATTGTTTTATGATGTTAGCCACTTCCACAACTGACTTGCCTTGATACTGATAAAGTTTAACCCTAAAACCATCCCATATACCAATAACAGTAGAATCGCTGCCGAAACGTGCAACATCACAACTAATGTAACGTGTGCCATTAGGTAAATAGCCGCTATTGAAAGCATCAAGAATTTTGTCATAGTCTATTAAAGTTGATGGATCATTTGAATATTCCCAGTTACCAAATAGCAAACGCTCCTTTGAAACTGTGTCTAAGGTTAAAAGGTTTTGTTTGTAATGCTTTGATATAAATGGGTTATCGTCAATTAACGATGGAATAAATTGTTTATTGTTTGCTATTGTGCCGTCTACTTGTGGCTTATAAAATTCCGAGTATGTCCAGTTCTTAGCTGGGTTACAAGTGTAAAGCACTTTAGGTATTAAATCGTTTTCGTCAAGCTGGTATCTTATTCTTGACTTTATGATATTTCGTGCTTTATCTTCTATTTGGTTAGCCTCGTCTATAAATGCATCTGTAATCTCCAAAGAACCCAATTCATCAAAGTTTGGATCGGAAGGGTAAGCGTAAAGGTCTTTAAGTAGAATTATTGAGCCGTTAAATAACTCTATTTGGCTCATTTGCCCATTGTACTTGTAATGCTTACCAGCTTCTAAGCCTTGCATCTTTGCCACTTGAAAGAACGATACTAATGTAGTTTCTTTAAGTGTCTTTAGTACGGCACGACCTATTAAGCCTCTTGTGTTTGGGTATTTTAGTCTTTGCTTTAACTGCCAGTAACAACCTAATGCAGTCTTGCCACCACCAGCCCCACCGCCAAATAAAATCTCATTTGTGGTTTTATCTTCAAGTAAATCTAAGGCTATGGTTTGTTTTATTGATAATTCCATTATAGGCTACCAGTATTTCCAACGTAAGTTTTTTTCTCCTCCCAAGTTATGTTTACTCCACCGCTAACCTCTACCTCTGTTGATTGCTTAGGCTTACCTTCTAATCGGTCTAAAATTATCTCATAGGCTTTAAGGTCTCCCTTTCTTGCCTTAGCAATAATCTGCATATCTAATTGCTCTGCTATGCTAAATTCCTCCTCCTCTCCAGTTACTGGGTTTCTTACCTTAGTAACTAATTCAAGTAGTCTTAGTAATCTTGTCTTTGAGTTAAGCACTCCTTTAGGCTTTCCGTTTGGGTTTCTTACTTCGCCTTTCTTAGCTGGTATTAAATTTTGTTCGTTTGCCATTTTTTCTAATCAATTTCTAATCAATTACAAAGATACACCACAATTTGGGCAGATAGTTCCACTTTTAGTATTATCAATCTTTTTAGGTTCGTCAATTGTAGGTACAAGAAAGTCAACATCTACTCCCCAATCGTTTAAATCTTCCAATTGCCAATCTTCGTTAGCTAACATTTCCATATCCCAATCTCCATAATGGG